GTTGACCTGATACTCGTCGCCGAATTTCGCGAAATTGTTGGCTCGAGTACCGTCAATCACGACAGCATTTAGCTGTTTCTGGTCTTTCAGCTCCGCACCATCTTTCGTGCGCACCCGGTCGTTGGTCTTGACGCGGTTGCACATGTCCTGGAATTCAGCGTTCGTGGCTGGCAGAGCTTGACCAGTCGTTGTCCTCAGTGTCCTTACCACACCACCCTGCTGAAAGCGTTGAGTGGCATTGGCAATCCTGATGCTGCACCTCGTAGGTATGACTTCATGTGGTTCGGCGCCACCCCAAGTCGTTGAATTAATGGAAGTGATGGTCGGAGCATCCGTATCAGTTCCAGAAGATTTCACGATCATGGTGGCGGCCTTCACAGAAGAATGAGGGTAGACGATCAGAAGTGTAGGGTACACTGTGTCCGTGGTGAGTTGGTCGACTGCAACAGCACCGACAGGAGTCGCAGCGCCGATACTCATTGCAGTCATCGCCATGGACGGATGCATCGTGAATGCATCGTAATATTCTTTGCCCATTGGAGGTCCTTTAGCTCCAGTGGCAAAGTTGCGGTTTGGCACAATCTTAGGATTATTTGGAGGAGCAGGATTCCTGGTTGGAGCAGTTCGACGTGGTGCGCGCTTCGACGCATTCCCCTGAGTGACCATGCCCTTCAGTTGGTTTACTGCTGACATGATCGCCGAGTTCGTCGGGGCTGCTGACAACTTCCGTGGTTGATTCGTCCTCGCCATTGAATGTGACACAGCACCTGCAAAAGAGGTGATCGAGAATAGAGAGGTTGACTCTCAACGCAGAAGGAGCCTGCGTGTTGGGTGGTGCGCACTAGTACAGTGCGTGACCGTGTAGAATACTTGTACAGGTAGAAACCCTTGTTACACTGGCGATAAGACAGTGCTTGTGTCATGCGCATTGAAAATGGCGCATGTCCCACCCATATGGAGGGCGGGTGCCATGTCCCCTTGTGGGGACGGTTCCCTCTGTGGGGAGAAAGAGAACCTACCACCTAGACACCCCCGGGGCCGGAGGGTATCTAGGGGTGTCGCAACCATCGGGTTTTCGGTTGCCGCTGATCCTTGCTCGCTG